AGTAAAAGCAGTTGTAACTCCTAGTGTGGCACCAATCGCAACACTTTTTGATATGGCAGCAGAACCAGTCCAAGTAACTGCCATTCCTGCAGTTGAACCAGCACCAGTGTCAAACCTAAATGCAGATCCGTTTGGATTAGTAATTGTGAATTTATCACTAAAAGTTGCCCCACCGTAAATATTTAAATTAACGGCATATGGAGCACCAGTTGCTACATCATAGGTTACGTTCTGATTAGCCATTTATGTTTATTACTGATAAAGTCTCTTGTTGTTTATAATAAAGTTTTACAAAGGACTTTGCGATATTTCTCAAAGTATCTCTATCATCACAACTATCTATCTCAGATGCTAACTTGGTATATTCAAAACTTTTAGTCAAATTGCTTAACTTAATTGTGTCGGGATCCATAGAGTGCCTCCTTGAGTAGTGATTTTAACTCACTGATTTCATTTTGAATATTAGCAAGATCTTGCTCAACATTCTGTATCCTAATACTCTCTTCATCTTTGATACTTTTATTCATTATGTAAGATGAATATCCTGAGGAATCTGTATTAATGATAGCACCGGTTTCACTATCCCTCAGGAGGTTATTATGTCCTTCTACTTTTTGTTTCATTATGCAAGTGCTATCACTCTGAGGTTTCTGATCTTAGGTGGATTTGCTTGATTGGTAGAGGTGAGGAGAAGTTTGACTCTGTATGACTTGAAGGAAGGGAGTTCGTCAATTGTAAATGTGTGCTCTCTATAGTCTTCAGCAGGGGAGACAAAAGTGTCACTAGAACCGTCATTATTTGCAACATCGATAATTTGTCCTCTCTCGTTAATGTTGTTGAATCCAGGGAATGCCTCATAGATAGGATTGAAGTTCTGATGATCCGAGATTGCAAAGAATCCTCTGATATCAGCATCTCTATCCTTATAAACATCAACGATAATTTTCAATGATGTTGCAGGATTCTCCAGAGAAATCTCTTTTGAGAGATATTGGAAAGCAGTTGGATCAGTATCAATTCCGTTGACTCTACTGTCAGTTACATAATTACTAATTACGCTATCTACACGATTTGATGTATAGATGACACTCATTCTCTGAGTATCAATAACAGGAGAAACTCTAGAATCAGTGGTGCCGAAGTTAAGTCTCATAGTCATGGACTTATTGCCAGGTAAAGTAGTGAGTTTTGCATCCTCATTTACTTTAGAAGCAATGATTCTAGGAGTAGAGAAATAATTTGATCTAGAAATAGAGATAGCTTCAAATCCTTGATCAATATAAGGGATTTCAGTGCCGCTGATTGAAGCGCCAGATACAGTTCTGACTTCAGCGTCAATATTTGTACCTCTTACGGTAACATGCTGAATTTGTGGAGTCAGAATTTCAAAAGGAATGTTTTGAGTTGCTTTGATGTTGCTTCCACCAGTCGATTTTGTTTCACCCATATAAAGGATGGGGAAACTTTCACCAGTTGAACGTCCAACTCCACTTGCACCCATATCAAGTTTGACTTTATAGGTATCAAATGTACGAGGACTTGCAGCAGTTACATCATTGAGATTGTGGGTTTTATTAATTCTTCTCAGAGATACATTGCCGAGTTCATACTTGGATACTTTAGTGCCAGAGAGATAATTCTTAGCAACTGTACTATCAATTCCTCTTTGAGTAATTGTAATTGTATTACCAGAAGCAGACTCATAAGACACAATTTCTTCACCAATCTTCAGATAACCAAGGTTGGTAGTTCCAACTCCAACATTTTCAAATGTGTCAAATCCAGTGGTGGTATCTACGGTAATAGGTGCTGTAGAGGAAGCATCAAGGGCTGCAGTAAGTTTGACGGGAAGAACATCAGACTCAACATCAGAAATTACAACTCTGTTGTCAGCAAAATTCATACCGTGGTTCTTATGATTGACGGTGAAGTGAATGCCATCAGAAACAACAGAATTAATACCGTCAATCAGAACATTACCGCCAGAAGAAGCATTCAGATCGGTTCTAAGTCCAGAGTTATTGATGAATTGAACCGTGTTACCTGCTCCTGTGATGAAGTCTCCCTGAACATTATCTAAGAGAAGTTCATTTGTATTAGCGATGGATACCAGAGACAGTCTCAGATTTCTACCCAAGTCGTTATTACCAATAGTGGAGATACCCAATACATCACCAACCACATATCCTTGTCCGCCACTTGCTGCAACGTATTCGGAGATCGTAGCACCAACAGCAACTCCATTATCAATGGCGATATCTGCCTTAGCATTTCTACCATTGCTGGTGATGTTGACAAGTTCTACACCTGTATATTCAAGATAACCAGAAGAAGGTGTAAATCCGATACCAGCATTGATAATATTCAGGGTGCCAGTCGCAATACCTGCTTTTCCGATGAAATCTCCAGATGCATTGCTACCGTGCTGAACAATAGTATTACCAAGTGTAAGATCTGTGTCTTGTAGTGTAGATCCTATGCCAATACGAACCGATCTA